AGGTAACCGTCAACCAGATCCTGGGAGCCGGCGGCACCGCCACCCTCGCCTCCGCCACCATCACCGGCGCGGCTACGGTGGGGACGACGCTGGGTGTTACTGGAAACACTACGTTGTCCAGCGATCTGACGGTGCGGACGACTGGTTTGATTCTAAACACTAGCGGTCTTGGCGTTGGAATCACTCCAACATCATTTGGCGGTGGTTACGGAACCATTCAGGTCAGCGGTGCAACGGGTGCTGGAATCAGGATGGGCAGTCCTACTAATGGATCGTATATTTACAGCGATGCGTCATTCCTTAACATAACGACCGAGACTAACATTCCGCATCGTTTTTTTGTAAACAATATCCAGCAGCACAGAATAGAGGCACTTGGCGTATTCTCATGGTTCGACGGCGCAGGCGGCACTCGAATGACCCTCAACTCTACGGGGTTGGGCGTGGGGGCGAGTCCTAGCGCAAAACTTCATGTTCTAAATACCTCACTTTCTGGAACAACTGCTGGCTCCAATGTTATTGCAACATTGCGATCTAACGGATCAGGTTACGATTCGTTTTTGCAATTTAGCGACAATGTTGCGAACAATGCCGGACTTGGCATGGTGGCAGGAAATCTGTATTTTTACACAGGTGGAGCAGAACGAGCTAGGATCGATGCGAGTGGGAATTTATTTGTAGCTAAGACTTCAAGTGGATCCGCAAATACTGGTTGTGAACTGCAAACTGGTACTGGTGGAAACGCTGCATCAGTGTTCACCGCTGACGGAGCTATTGCTTCGATTATGAATCGTCTGACTTCAAACGGAACTATAATTGATTTTCGTAGAGAGACTGTTTCCGTTGGAAGTATTTCAGTCACAACGACTGCTACTGCTTACAACACATCTTCCGATTACCGACTGAAAGAATTTGCCCAGCCGCTTGTTGGAGGACTTGCTCGCGTTAATGCGCTTAAGCCGTCGAGCTATAACTGGAAGTCTGACGGTTCCGCTGGCGAAGGTTTCTTGGCCCACGAATTGTCCGAAGTGGTTCCGCTCGCTGTGACCGGCGATAAGGACGCTGTAGACGCTGATGGAAAGCCCTCATATCAAGGAGTCGATCTGTCCAAGCTCGTCCCCATCTTGGTTGCCGCAATCCAAGAACTCACCGCCCGCGTCCAAACCCTCGAAGCCCGCTAATTTATGACCATCCTCTGGATCATCGAACGCCTTCTCGTTAAGCCCACCGAAGGCTCACTCACCGATGTCGTTATTACCGCCGACTGGCGTTGCAACGGCACCGACGAAACCTACAGCGGCACCTGCTACGGCTCCTGCTCGTTCTCGCCGCCGTCTGGTGAGTTCACGCCTTACGAGGATCTGACCGAGCAGCAAGTCCTAGACTGGTGCTACGAGAACGGCGTCGATAAGACCGCTATCGAAGCGAACGTGACGCAGCAGATCAACGACCAGATCAATCCTCCGGTGGTGACGCTGCCGTTGCCGTGGGTGCCGGTGCCTCCTGTGGTTATCGCTGACGCTCCCTCCGCATGATCAAGATCGAACTCAGCACCGAGCAGGTGAACAGCCTCCTTCAACTCATCGACATCGCGGTTAAGGCTGGTGGCGTTGCTAACGCCCGCGCAGCCCTTCCGCTCGTTGACCTCATAGTCGCAGCCGCACAGCCTAAATCCGAGTAATGGAACCAACGAACAGCAGCACCAGCCCTGGACTAAGCCTAGCAGCAGCAGCAGGGGCGACTGCTGTTTCGTTTATTCCACAGCTTACTGACTGGGTAAGGCTTATCACCGCCGTAGTTGGCTTACTTTGCGCCTGCTACGGAGCATATCGATTATTTAGATCCAAATGAAAAACACGAAAACAACTCTCGCCGGTGTTGGTGCTATCCTTGTTGCTGTTGGTGGTGCCTTACGAGCTGCCTTCGACGGTGATGCCAGCACCAACATCGACATCGCCTCGACCATAGCAGCGGTCACTGCTGGCCTCGGCCTAATCATGGCCAAGGATGCCGACAAGACCGTTATCGAAACTAAGCCGTGAACTGGGTCTACCAGATCCTAAAAGCACTGCTCGACTGGTTCCGAGAAACACCACCCACCAATGTGCAACATGGCCAAGCACCTGATGATCTCAAGAATGATCTGGCTGCTCGTGTTGCCGATCTGCCTGGGTTGCCAGGTGACACGGGTGGTCCTGGTCCCTTCCGGTGATCCGGTGATGCTGGCCAAACCTACAACGGCCAGCGTCTACGGATTCGATTCTGATAAGAAGCTGGTAGGGCCATCCAAGGTGGTCTTGCCGGCAGGTTGGTACGTTTTACCGAAGAACTGATATGGGAACACCACTCACAGGCAGTAGCGTTGCATCAACCTACACTGGCCTACTCAAGAACTCCGACAACTCCACCGTAGGCGCAACGCTCAAAGCCATCAGCGACGGCAGCGGCAATGACTCTGCACTCCAGATCTCCAACGCCGCAGTCAATACAACCAATGACTTCAGCGTAGCCACTAACAAGCTCACAGTGGCCTCTGCAAGCGGCAACACGGCTGTTGCGGGTACTTTGGCTGTCACCGGAGCCACCAACCTCTCAAGCCTCATTACGAGCGGTGCAGCAACCATAGGCGGTGCGCTCAATGTCACCGGAGCAACCACGCTCACCGGCAACCTCACGGTCCCAGGAAACCTCGCGGTCACCGGAACCTCCACACTGACCGGTGCTACCGGGGTAACCGGCAATTTTGCGGTCAATACCAACAAATTCACGGTCGCAGCAGCCAGCGGAAATGCGGTCATTGCTGGAACACTCGGTGTTACTGGAGCAAGCACACTAGCAAGCGTTGGCGTGACCGGAGCCGCTACCGTTGGAACTACCCTCGGAGTTACCGGAGTCTCTACGTTGACCAGTGCTGTTGTTACGGGAGCGGTCACAGTGGGCACAACCCTCGGGGTGACCGGCAATGCTACGCTCGCAGCAAACCTAACTGTTAACGGGGACACTACGCTTGGAAGCGCACCGGCAGATCTTGTAGTTATTCTTTCAAATAATATCACAGCTCCTAATATCGCTAGTGCTGTAATAGATATTTCCGCTGATAAGGTACTTATCACAGATGCAAGCGATTCTAACATTGTTAAGGCTGTTACCGCTAGTTCATTAACCCCTCAATGTGTACAAATTCTTTATAAAGACTCTACAGCAGGTGCGAGTCCGTTTGTTGCTACAAGTGCTGGATCTGGCACTGAGATAACGGTACTAACAACTTCAATCACTCCTAGATCAACAACTTCAAATGTGTTGGTTAATATAGCGATCAACTATTCTGGAAGTAGTCTTGAATACGGAGCGTTTAGAATCACCCGAAACGGAACAGAGATTGGATCAAACAACGTAGGTTCAAGTTTGTACGGCATCTCTTCAGTAACTGGAGTTTCAATGTTTAACGTACAAGCACTTACTAGCAAGTTTATTCAGATTCTTGATTCACCGGCATCCGTATTATCTGTGACTTACAAGATCCATTTGTACGCAACTGGTCCAACAACATTCCCGTCAATGTGGGTTAACAAGACGGATCAAGATGTTACAAACGGAGTAAACAATTCAGCATCCGCCCGCGCCAGCTCCTCAATGATCTTGCAAGAATACTTCGCATGAAACCCTCCGAAGCGGCTCAAGCGGCTTGCGACAAGCTGTCGTTCACAGACTCGGCCACCATCGCGTTGGCCAAGAAGTTCTGTATCCGCCGCTACTCGATGATCTGGGATTCCTGCCTGTGGAACGATACCCTCGGCATTATCTCTCATCCGGTCACCGCCGGGACTGAGATCGTCACCCTCTCCGATTACGTCACCTCCGCCTACGCTTCAGGTACCGGTTACAATACCTTCATCGACTTCCCCGTAGCCATGCGCTTCACGGTTACCGGAGATACCGATGGCCTCGAAGTGCCCGCCGCGGAATGGGTCTCGTTCTTCCAGCTCGATCCCAACACCTGGAACAACGTCGATAGCCGTAAAGCCACCCCCGGTAACTTCGTTAACTGGACCCGGCTCATTGGAGGAGCTTATGGCGAGGCCGGTGTTCCGCGCATCAAGCTCGTTCCCACGCCCAATGCCGATGGCACCCTTTTCATCCTCGCAAAGAAGCAGTCTCAGATGCGGCAGTTCGGTGAGGCAACAACCATCGCCAACGATACCAACTTTGAGTTGCGAGGCGTAGAGAACGCTCTGATGGCCTACACTGAAGGCGATCTCATGGAATACTCTCGGCAGTACGGAAAAGCCCAAGCCAAGTTCCAAGAGGGAGCCGCTCAGGTCTCCATAATGAAAGACATGGAACGCGGCCAACAACAGCAAATCAGCCGCATCATCCCAGATAGCTTGTACGATTACACGTTCCAAGACATCCTGTAATCCGCCATGCCATTCCAATCCTCAGATGCTCTCGATGACCAGATGCTTCTGGATGGAAGCACTGGGTTTTCAACGGGCGTAATTTCAGCCACTCGTCCCGATGGCATTCCTGCGACCAGCATGGAATCGGCCATCAACATGGACTATGACGACTTCGGAAATCTCGTCACTCGTCTAGGAACCGTTTCACTGGCAGGCAACAGCATCACGGCCAACTGGGAGGACGTTCTCACTAACTGGGAGTCAACGACTTCCAACTTCGGCAGTAATCTCCCCATCAATGCGACCGTATTGTCCGGCTTCTACTTCGATACAGCCGCATCCGAACGCCTCGTCATCGCCGTTAACGACAATAGTACCTCCACCAAGAGCCTCTACTTCGGATCACCCGGCGTTTCCTACAACCTGATTTCGGGTTCAACGCTCAACTACTCTACTTCCTACGTCTATTTTGCTCAATTAAATGACAAGCTGTTCTATTCAGACGGTCTCGGAACGCTGAAGTACGTCTCCAGCGCGAACCTCCACAGCTCCACCGCAGCCGGCAAGATCAGCCGCATCGATGTCATCAATCAGGGAACCAACCATTCGTCCATTCCAACGATAACCGTTGCTGCCCCTCCCAGTGGTATCACGGCTACGGCAGATGCTGTTGTATCTACCGCTGGCAACCTTGTCTTCGTAACGATCACCAATCCTGGCAGCGGTTACGCGGCACTTCCAACGGCTGCTCCAGCGATTACTATTTCTCCGGCTAATTCATCACACGCTGTAGCCTTTGTATCGCTCACGCCTCCTGCCAAGCCGATCTTTCTCACCACCCATACCAATCGACTCTGGTGCATCTCGGCTGATACCACGATCCAGCCCGATACCCTCTACTTCTCGGATATCCTCGATGGCGAATCCTGGGATCCTCTCGGGTCTCTTCGTATCGGTGGCGATGGCGATCCCATCAAGGGACTCTACTCTTGGTTCGGCTATCAACTCATTGTCTTCAAGGAACGCTCTATTTGGAGCGTAAATGCCGATCCTTCGCAAGATGCTGCCGATTGGACCATCTCACTCATCAGCGGTAATATCGGCTGCTCATCGCACCGCTCAATTGCCGCGGTTGGTCCCGATGTATTCTTCATGTCCCGTGACGGCATCCGATCTCTCCAACAGATCCAAGCCGGTACCCAGACCAGCGTAGGTCTTGCGCTCTCTAGCCCGATCAACGACCTCATCAGCAGGATCAACAAGACCAAGCTCGACCTTTGCGACGGTGTGTTCTGGAACAACCGCTATCTGTTGGCTGTTCCGTTCGTTACCGAGGAACCAGCGATCCTCGGAATCGAAAGCGAGTACGCGCTCCTGACCGAGAACAGCGTCGATATCGCACTCGAAGGTGCGCTTAACGAGAACAACGCGATCATCGTCTATCACTCACTGGCCCGCTCTTGGCTTGGATATTGGGACAACTGGATCGTTAACGACTTCATCGCAACCTCGTTCTCAACATTTGGACCCGTCCTCATGTTTGCCGGTGATATCGTCTCGGTATCGGCGGGAGCGGGCCAGGTCTGGTCATTCA